AAAAACGGCGCGTATGATATTTGCATGGCGCGGTACGCGTTGAAAGCCGCCGTCCAAGCCAGCGAAATTCTTGGCGTCAACGGTTCAGAACGCGAAAGATGGAAGCGTTATGATTCGGAACTGCCTGATTATCCTACTTACGGCACAGGCGACGAAAAGATTTTCGTTGACATGGAAAACGCTCCGCCTATCGAATATAATCTCCCGGCTCCGATTATAACGGTATTCCCGGGAGAAGATCACGATCAAGTAAGGACGCACAGAGATATTTATATCCGCACATTGGATTCGATGCGATTTAATTTCTACGACGCGGTGACTTTAGGGATAATCGGTATGCGTTTGGAACTGCCGGACGCTCTTGAGCGTTTCCGCGTAATGCTGAAACGCACAGCCTTGCCAAACGGATATTTCGGATTGCTTCCCGAATATCATCCTTATAATAATTTCCATGCCGGTTTTGCCACCCAGTCGGCGGGATTGCTTGCGCCTTTATGCGACATGCTTTTGCAAAGCCATGACAACGCGATCCGGCTGTTCCCCGCATACGGCAGGGTAGGAGCGAATCCTTGGGAAGATCAACATCCCGCGGCATTTAAACAAGCCGGCGCGTTTAAATCATTGCGCGCGCAGGGAGCGTTTTTGGTATCTTCGACGATTTATAAGCGTGTTGTCGGCGAAACTGAAATCACAAGTCTTGCGGGAAATGAGTGCCGTATTTACAGCGAATGGAAATCTCCCGTTGTTTTAGCGGAAAATGTTCCCGTTACGTTTGAAATAAAAAACAACATATTGAGGTTCGCGACGGAAACAGGGAAAAATTATGTAATTCGGGAAAACGTAAATATTTTATTCTAAAAAAATACCGGTTTCACTATTTGGTGCGCGTGAATTTTGCGTTTAACTTCGATTTATGAACGAATAATTAAAAAAACATAAACCCTTACGAACCTATATGCCGTAAGGGTTTGTTCTGGTCGAAGTGACAGGGGTCGAACCTGCGGCATCATGGTCCCAAATCTTCACTTTTTATTATTGTGGGATTTTATAAAGTGCTATAAACCCTTATATAACAACACTTTATCGTGTTTTCCTTTTTATGACATTTCTTAATTTTTAGTGGTTTTTAATGATTTTCTTGACCATGACTTGACCAAAACTTGACCAAAAATTCATGCCTTTTTTATAAAAGTTTTAGGCGTTAATATATCGTCCAGTACATCGGAAGCGAGTTCATCTGCCGTTTTGATTGCGTGTGAATATGTGTTTACAAGTGTCGAGGCTTGCGCCCAACCACCGCGAGCTTGAACCGTTCGTATGTTTACTCCAGCCATTATTTGAAGTGTCGCGAACGTATGCCGGAGTGAGTGAGGCGTGAAATGCGGTAGATTATTTTTCTCGATAAACTTTTTTAGCCAAAAATTTATTGTATCTGGGTTTATAGGTTTACCATTTTCTTGTATAAATAATCGTTCAATCGTTCCATACCATTTTGTTCCGTTTTGGAATCGTTGTAATATCCACCATTGCCTATATGATTGTAAAACGTCAAATACCAAAGAGGGAAGTTTAATTGTTCGAACACTGCTTTCATTTTTTGTTGGAACTTCTACGATACCTTTATCTTTTTGACGCTGGGAAGCGCGTCGGACATGTATTAGCTTGCGTTCAAAATCAATATCTTGCCATTCCAATCCACAAAGTTCACCGCGACGGATTCCACTGTATAAGAGGATTAGCATGCTTGTTTGTACACGTATATCTTCTTCATCTAATAACAAATGAACAATTTTTTGAGCTTGTATATCGTCAAGATATACGGCTTCTTTTTTTGCAAGTTTGGGCGAGTTCGTATGTTCTATCGCCACATTGAATGGAATGATACGTTCTTTCTTTGCTTTTCCTAAAATAGACGATATAAGCCGGTGGTGATGAAGGATAGTTTTATCAGACAAACCACTTGTAGTTTCGTGCAATTCAAATAATTGGTTAACAGGTATTTTCAAAGCGTTTGCGATTTTATTTGCCGATTCAATACTTATTTTTTCATCTTTACGTGCAATAATCAAAGTCTTTTCGGAAATGTTCGCAAGAATTATTAACTCCTTTTTTAAAATTTTCTTTTCAGCAATGATTCTATCGAGTTTATCCGACGTTGCATACGAACCTACAAAATTTATGTTGCCCTCTTTTAGATTTTTATAAAATGATTCTAAATGATACGCTTGTATATTTTGTAGTTTTAAATGTCCTATTGCTTGATTTATTCTAACTAATAAAAAACCATAAGTTTCTTTTGTTTTAGGGGCAATTTGAGCGTTATCGAGCCATATTTCGGCGTACTCTTGAAATTTTATATTGCCGTCGTAAGCGATTACACCTTGCTTGATTTTTTGCTCGAATAGAACGGCGGTTTCATTGAGCTTTTTATCAATCTGCTTTTGCGACATACCGATTTCCGGCTTGTATGTCAATGATTTTAATGTTTGTGTACCGTCCGATTTTTCATCTACAAATACTCTGATACGGTAAGATACATCGCCGTTTTTATTCGTCCGTTTCATTATGTTTGCCATCAATAGCCCTCTTTCTTTATTTCTAAAACACTATCAATTATTTTTTGTGCCAATTTTTGACACTTATAATAATCAGCTTCAATAATTTCATCTGTAGTTAGTATTAAGTCAGAAATTTCCGGGTTGCCGAACATTCCAATAACTGCTTTTACGCCTAAATCTGGATTTCCCGCAAAATATTTTTCATGTCTAATATATACAGCGAACTTGGTTATAAGTTCCTGAAAATCTTTATGTCCAATAAATTTATTTTTTAACTCATTATAGTTCGCAAAAGTGGTAAAATCATTTTGTAAGTTTTTAATTGCTTCATCGTTTAAACCTGTCAATTCTTTTACAGTTTTATTTTCAGGTTGCCAGTCGTCCGAACTTCCTAAAATATACTCAAGTGAAGTACCAAAAATTTCACTATATGCAAAAGCGATTTCTATTGTTATCCCTCTTGCGCCTCTTTCTAATTGTGATACCGTTTGTTTGCCTGTTTCACCATCTAAATTCATAACATTACTCGCGCTGTCATAACCAATTAATTCATTTAGTTTTTGTGCCATGTCATTTTGCGACCAATTCTTTTTTTCTCTTAATTCTTTTAACCTTTTTTGCACATTTTCCTTTTTAAAAACTTTCATGTAAACACCTCTATAATGTTATTAATTACATTCTGTAATATATTATATCACAGTAGTTATAATTTGTCAATAGAAATTTTAACTTTTTAAATAAAAATTATCGTGATATAATATATTACAAGAGGTGATTAAAATGATTATGATTAAAAAAGAAGAAATTATAGCGCGAATGGCGCGAGCCGGATTTACAGGCGTTGGACTTGCGAAATCGGCAGGAATAAGTCAAAGTTATATTGTGCAAATTCTATCAGGCAAAAGAAGTATGTTGCCACCTACAGCTAAAAAAATCTGTACGACATTACAATGCAATTTTGATGATATTTTCATTTTAAAGGCAGGTGAACCAAATGACATATGAAATCCCTACAATGTTGACAATCGTCGAAACCGCAAAGCGTACAGGACTTGCACAACATTATATCCGGCAATGCTGTTTACAGAATAAAATCGTTCATGTACGGTGTGGTAAACGAATTTTGATTAATTTCAACAAATTCTGTGAGTTTCTAAATTCAGGGGATCAAATGCCGGAAAAAGAACCGCAAAACAAAATCCGACGGCTTGCTTGAGAGAAGGTGACAAAATGAAAAAGAACATATTATCGTTTATCCGTACTGGTGCGGAGAACGGAATTCACTTACAGGAATTAATTAACCTCACTGGATTAAAGAACCGCGAATTACGCAGAAGCATTGAGCATTTCCGGCGTTCAGGGATAGTGATAATTTCTGATAAACACGGTTATTATTATCCAAAGTCGGAGGCGGAATTACGTTCCTACATAAAGCAAGAGCAGGCGAGAAGCCGCAGTATTAATAAAACATTGAGGACAGCCAAAAAAGAGTACGAAAAAATGACTTCGGGGCAGGTGCAAATCGAATATGAAATTATATGATACTAAAAATTCCCTCCTTGCGCCAACAAAGAGGGAACGCCATAATAAATTATCAAATTCGCATCCATCGGCAATTTGCCAATACGTACTTGATAAGATAATTATAGCAAATAATCATAAGAAAATCAAGACCCTGAATAAATCCGCACATAGTCTGAGGTGAATAAATTTGGCAGACGTACAAAAGGAGCACGGTTACACTCCGATTGCTAATGAGATATTAGACGAAATCATAAAATTAAATCTGAACGGAACGCAATGGAAAATTATCGTGTTTGTCTGGCGTTATACATATGGATATTCAAGAAAATCACATGAAATATCGGAAACTTTACTTTCAAGAGCGACAGGCGTAGCAAAACAACATATCAGCCGCGAAATACAACCTTTGTTTGAACGCAATATTTTAATTAAAGTTGAAGAATCAACGTTCAGTAAACCGGCAGTTATTATGTTCAACAAGGATTACGATACGTGGAGAGGGTTACCTAATTCGGTTACTGTTACCGAAAAAGATAACAGTAACCTAAAATGTGCAAAACCAGTTACCGAATTAGGTTACTCTACAGTTACCGGATTCGGTAACCATAAAAACAATATTAAAACAAAGAAAACAAATATAGGTGATTGTATGTGTTTTTTTGAGGAGTTGTGGAAACTATACCCACATAAGAAGGGCAAGCAAGCTGTTTCGGCGAAATCTAAAACCGAATTATTTCAAACCGGTTTTGATGTAATTAAAAAAAGTATTGATAATTATATGATCCAAAAACCGGAATTTGAGCATTATATGCACGGAAGTACATTTTTTAATGGCAGGTGGAAAGAATTTATTTCCGAAACCGTTGAAAACGAACCTGTAAAAGAAAAAACCAAAAAAAGGGAGAATTATTAACTATGTCAAAATTAATTGATAAATTAGAAATACAAAAAACACTTGATATATTTTTACCTGATCAGCTTATCGAATTACGGGCGGTAGGTAAACCAACACTTAGCGGGTATTTCAAATCTGCTCAACTTGCGGCGGAGCAGGTTGCGAAATACCCAACCACCACATGGTATATGGTGATGAACGAAATCAACGATAGTTGTTACAGCCGCGAACAACGAGATGTTATCATTCAGAATCCACAAGCGACAACGAGCGATAACGATATAACTTACAGAAATTGGATTTTAATAGACGCAGACCCAAACCGACCTTCGGGAACAAGCGCGTCAGATGAAGAAAAACAATTTGCTCTCGAAACTACAAGAAAAATATATATGTATCTGAAAAACATCGGATTTACCGAACCTGTTGTTGCCGATTCCGGCAATGGCTATCACCTGTTATATAAAATACAACTCGATAATGATGAGGAACATAAAACTTTAATCAAAAACTTCCTCGAAGCACTAAATATGTATTTTGGCGATGATAAAGTTGGTATCGACAAAAGCGTACACAATGCGAGCAGGATTACGAAACTTTACGGTGTATGGACTTCGAAAGGTTCGGACACACCGGAACGGTCTCACCGCAAAAGTAAGTTGTTGAAAATACCGGATGATATCAACCCAACATCAAAAGTTTTAATGCAAAAGATAGCGGATTTGATTCCGCAACCGGAACCGCCCTCTTACCGCAACAATTATAACGGTAACGCCAAGCATAGCGATAAATTTGATATAAAAAGTTTCATCGCCAAGCATGGAATAGCCGTCAAACAAGAAACAGTTTGGCAGGGCAACTATATGTATATCCTTGAACATTGTTTATTCAACCATGAACACAGGGATAAAGATGCGGCTATTATTCAGTTTCCGAACGGAGCGTTGAAGTATAAATGTTTACATAATTCATGTTTTGATAAAGAATGGCAGGATGTAAGACAGATGTTCGAACCGGATTACGCGAAGAAGAAATACGATTCAACACGGACTAATTCGAATTTTAATTCGAGTGAGCTTAAAACCGAAAACAACGGAATGAAACAATATTACCAATTACATGAGATAAGCAACATCGACCGTAGTCAGATTGTGAGTATTCCGACTGGAATTAAGGTTTTAGACAGTAAGATCATCGGCTTCAACAAAAAAGAAGTTACCGTTATCAGCGGCGGAAACGGTTCGGGTAAAACAACGATAATCGGACAATTCATTTTGAATAATATAAATAACGGATTTAAATGCACTTTGTTCAGCGGCGAAATGACAAAGGAACGAATCAAAACGTGGCTTCATCTTCAAGCCGCCGGACGGCAGCATACAAAGCGAAGTCAATATGGTGAGAATGTGTATTTTACTCCGAAATATATAGGCGAAAAAATCGACAATTGGACAAAAGATAAATTGTTCATACACAACAACCTTGTCGGATTAAAATTTTCGAATTTATTAAAGACTGTCGAGGAAACGGTCAAGAACGAGAAAACAGACATTGTTTACATCGACAACCTCATGGCGATTGATATTTCTGAAGTCAACGGGGATAAGTACGACAAGCAAACGAACGTAATACTCGAAATTGTACGGATAGCGAAAGAATTTGATATACATATTGTGTTTGTGTGCCATCCGCGCAAATCAACAGGATTCCTGCGGAAAAGTGACATCAGCGGCACGGCTGATTTGACGAATGCTGTCGATAACGTCATCATGTGCCATCGTGTGAACAGAGATTTTATATCAACATCGGCAGATTTTTTCGATAAAATATTAATTGCGGAATTTCTACAAAAAGGATATACAAATTGCATTGAAATGATGAAAAACCGCGATCTGGGTTATCAGGACGAGCTTATCGGGTTGTACTTTGAACCTGAGAGCAAGCGTATGTTGAACGAACGGTTTGAAAATATAAATTATGGCTGGCAAGACAACTTACAAGAAGAGCAATGGATAACAATTAATATCAATGATAGTATTGACGATGTTTTTAAGGAGGCATTTTAAGAATGGTAATAACCAAAGAATTTGAATTATACGATACTGGGAAAGGATATTGTTTAAGCCCGATTGGATATATTGAAGGTATGCCTTTTTCTGTAAATGATTATGAGTTTTTGCTTGAAAGAAAGCAGGAAGACTATGATAAAATAGAAGATTGGTTCAAGGCGCAGTTTGTACCGTATCTGACAAGAAAATCTTTTAATGAGTACATAACCAGTTATGGGATAAAACATATAGCAGAACGTGAATTAGGGTTTTATGTATGCAATGCAGATATAAAGTTATTGACGCTTGAAAACGGCGTTGAGTACAAAAAATATCCACATAGCCCAAATATCACATACAAACTTAGTAAAGATTTTTATAAAAGGCAGGTATAAATAAATGAACAGTAAGAACAAAGGCAAGAACGGCGAACTTGAGTTTTCGCGGTTGTGCCGTTCAGAGGGGTATGACACACGCCGGACGGCGCAATATTGCGGTAATACGGGCGAAGCCGCTGATATAATCGGTTTGCCACATATACACGTTGAAGTTAAACGTGTCGAGCGTTTGAACATTAACGAAGCTATGCGGCAATCGATCCACGACGCAAACCTCAACGTTGTTGAGGGTGATAAATCTATCCCGATAGTAGCGCACCGTCGCAACCACGATGATTGGTATATCACCATGCGCGCGGCTGATTGGTTTGCGTTGTATCGAGAATGGGAATCAGGACAAGGAGAATGAAAATGACTGAAGGTAAAATAATTAAATTTAAACCGTTCGATGAAGCTGCGGATATTATATGCCAAAATACTAAAAGCTATATCGAAAACTTAAAAGAGATTGGCGAGTATATACAGATTGTTGAATGGACTAAAATATTAAACGGAATCAGGCAAAACGGCACGTCAGAATATGAAGATGATATTACAGGCTTTATTGTAGATTCATTTGAAGCTGTCTGCGGTAATCCGTACAAATATCTGGGCGAAGATGGAGTAAAGTTCTTTGACGCTGTATGCGAATATTACGACCCGTCCTACGTTGACCGTATCATAATAAATCGAATTTGAAAGGATATTTTATAATATGAAAAAATATTGGGAAAATAATCCTGATATAACTGTTGACACAGGCAAGAACATCCTCAATTACTGGCGGGAAGAGGGAAAATTTCAAGTCTGTATGCCCTATTGGACGGACAGCGACGGC